AAGATTCAACCGATGGTGATGATAGAATAACTGTGGAATATAGATATAAAATAGATGAAATATTAAATGTTCAAGAAAGGACTAGATTTAATGAAACACCATCATTAGAGTTTTCACAAGTTGCTAAAATTCAACTTGCAAATATTAACTTACTTTACAAACTCGGAACTTTAAAATTACCAAGGATGGTTAAAAAGTATCGTAACGGTAAAACTGTGGAACAAGAGGCAACATTTAAAAGTTTGGAACATGATGGGACTAAAGTAATTGCAATGACCCCACATTGGAATTACCCAACTCCCGAACTACAGAATTGGCAAAATGATATTTTATACCATCAAGATTATCAACATTTGGACTTTGTAGAAGATTTACTTCCATAATAATATATTTATTTTATTTACTATGGATAAAATCGAGTTTGTACCTTCTTATGTATATGATACTTTCAATACTTTATTTGAGAGTGGTATAAGACCCAACTCCGTAAAAACTAGAAATATAACTTCTCAAGGATTAACAACTTTAATGGAAAAAGGTACTGTGGTATGGTCCAATTCCTTATTTGACCAAAAACATTATTATTTAGAGGGAGTTATTAGATGGAGTAAAAACCAAGTACTAATTTATTTCCAAAAAGTTGAAAATGAATCAACATACAAAATAAACATTCTGACTGATGATTTATCAAGAATAGATATTCTTTTGGTTGGTTTAAATAAATTTTTTACAATAGATAATATATGAAAGTTATTGTTTTATTTACAATGAAAGGGTGTCCACATTGTACAGATTTGAAAGAATTATTTCAAAATAATGAAGTAGCATTTATCGATAGAGATATTTTTGAATATTCTGATGAGTATGAAGAATTTGTAAGTGCAAAAAAAAATGAATTTGTTCCTGCAATGATATTCATGACATTAGATAAATCTGGCGAAAACTATAGTGACGTTAAATTGTTGGCTCCTGATGATGATTACCAAGACATTACAGAAGCCTTCAATTTAGCGAATAGTTATTTATCAGAATAAAATAATCTCGTTTAGTAAATCTAACTCTTCTATTTTTTCTTCGATATTTTTATTTCCAAAAGTATCAGATAAAGATTTTTCATCAAATGGAAATACATCTAAAATCATTGATTCCATCCATTCAGTTTTAACCACATGATTATCATTATTAATTTTAAAAATGATATTTTCTGAATCAATGTTGCTATATAATTCATCACTATAAATTGAAAAACTTAAATTGTCTGATAGTGATTTTGCAAAAATATGGTTAGAAATATAATTACCTAAAAAACTATAGTATTTCTCAATACCATTAGATAAACCATATTTTCTTTCAGAATGATACTCTAAATTTTCAAAATTAAATTCAATTAATTTATAATTTGGATAATTTAACCTTAAAACATTACTTAAAACATTATTATCGGAATCAGAATTGAAAAGAATAATTTTATTATTGTAGTCAAGTTTTATATTAATTTTTACACCACTGTCAAAAAAATTATCAACAAACCCCAAAAGACTTTTTTCTATTTTCTTTGATAATTTATCAAAATTAAAATTCAAATTGATAGGGTTTGTTTTTAATACATCAACAAAATTAATAATGTCAATTACTTTAACCGTTTCATATCTACTATCTTTAAATTCACTTAAATAGTTTCTAAAACTTTCAAGAATATTAACAGTTTGTTTGGCTGTGGTAAAACCATTAACAATGAAAAAACTCCTGTGATTAAAAACCGTTAATTCAGTCTTACATCCAGGAGTTACTTCTTCGAATTTGTTTACAAGAATATTTGCTAGTGTGTTGCATAATCTTTTTCCATCTAAAAGATTATTAATTTCAATTTGTGACATTATTAATATTTAACTTTTTATTTTTACAATCTTATGTAAAAAAAAAATTTAGTTAAATAGTAATTATTTTTTGTTGTAATACTTTTCAACAATTTTTGTAACTGCACTCTTAACAGACTGTGTGTTTTGTTGACTCTGTGTTTGAGTTTGAGTCTGTGTTTGAGTTTGAGTTTGTGTTTGGTTGTTTTTACATCCGCATCCTGACATAATCTTTATTTTTATTTAGTTTATTATTTTAAATTTATGTTTATAACAAGTTTTTCTAATAGAACCATTATAACCATTATTTACTTTCTTACCTCTAAGTGAATTTGACAATTTCATTCTAACATTTCTATGTTTTCCTTTAGCAAACCCATTTTCAATTAAATAGTTTGCTCCATCAACTAAATTGTCAAAAACAAACTCATTTTTATTATAAATATTAATCAAAACAAATCTTTCAAAATTACCATTCTTTTTTTGATTATATTTTGACAATTTATTTTTAACTTCGTCGTTGTACGTGTTCCTTCTAAATTCATTAACTGTCGCTAAGTTGTAACCAAAATTAGATTCGTTTGATTTAAAAATTGTAATATATTTATTTTCTAACTGAATTAATTCTATTGAATTACATAGTTCTAAAATTTCGAATGTAAAGTTTTCTTCACCAAACTTGTTATATGAATTTTGTAAATGACTATTGTCGTGTTTATTATTACGCAACATCCAAAAATGTTTGTATTTTCTGGCATGAACATTAACAGAACTACCTATATAGGTTTTACCATCAACTAAGTTTCCTATTTTATATATTCCTGCATTCATATAGTATAAATATCTAATTAAATATTACTAAAACTTTCATATAAGCCATAAACTAAATTTGTAATATATTTATAACATATGTCATTAGAAAAAATCATAAAAAGGGTCATTTATGAACAGATTGAAAATGTTATAAGGATTTCACCTGAAGACTTTAAAGAAAATTTGCCCTATTTCAATAGTGATGTTGCATTACTAAAAAAATATTACAAAAATAAAGATATTATAATCACCGGTGATTTAGATTTACAATACGACAAAGAAATTAAAAATCTTGATTCACTCTCTAAAATTGAAGGTAATTTAGATATTAGTTATAGTAACGTTGATGTTTTTGATGAAAGTAAGGCTAAAAACTTTAGAGACTGGAATAGTAAAAGATATTATATAAGACAACAAAAAATACTTCAAGAAAAACTTAATTATTTAGATGAACTAAGAAAGAAAAACGATTGGAATATTCAAAATGGAAAAAAAATATCCTACCAAACAGAGGCATTATACGAACATTTAGAAAATCAACGTAAATTGTCTTATTATGACGATGGCGTTAGTGAGGAAGAAGTTCTTGAGGACAAATATTTTATTTATCCTGAAAAATACACACATTATGGTGGTGGTTTTTTTACTTGGTTAGGTGAGGATGATAGAGACACAGAATGGATGGTATATAGTGAAGACGAAATAGAAAGTGCCGCTAGACGTTCAATCGAGGGGAGAATAGATGAACTTGGATATGAAGCATTTGCTTCTTGGGTTTGGGAAGACCATTTAGATAATGAGTCGGTTAGAGGTTTTTTAAGTGATTATATATCAGAATCAATTTATGATGACCCTGAAAATTGGGGAATTAAAAAAGATTTAACACAACAACAAGAAAAAATTGTAAATATATACAAACAAAAAATTGAAAAATTAGAACAAAGAATAAATAATGAAGATTTAGATGAAGAAACCGAAAATAGCATCCAAGACGAAATTGATGATATAACACAACTAATAGAAGACGTTGAAGAAAATCCAGAAGGTGATTACAACCAAGACGAAATAGAATCAGCAATTGAATCTTATGTTGACGATAATGAAGATGAATTTGTTTCATTTTTAAACGACCAAGGATTCGACAAAAATGAAATTTTTTATTATGTTGATACGGAGGCTGTAATAGATTATATAATTAATAGTGATAGTTGGGGGGATATTTTAGGTAGTTATGACGGTGACCACGATGAAATTGATGTAAATGGAAAGACATTTATTATAATGAGATATAATTAATTTATTTACTGACCAACATATTTTTCTTATTTTTTATACATGGAGACAAATTGGGTATTTCAAGAGCCAGTAGATTTTGAACACAAACAATATATTTTATTAGGGTATTTACAAAAAATTGAAAAAGAGTTAAACGATTTTAAACTTTATCCAAATTTTCAATTGTTGTCACTTCATTTGGCTAATATAAATTTAGTATTACAAAAAGGTCAATATTTGTCATTGACAAAAAAATTAAAAGAAAAAGACGAAGAAATTTTATTATCAGATTTAGTTAGTCAAGAAATACCACCAATGACTGGACAAGAAATCTTAGAATTATATAGAATAAGCAAATATTCATCAGAGAAATTACAAAACTTTTTTGACCACGCAAAAGCAATTTGGGAGTTGGTGAATGATAGTATTTCATTAACTGTACTAAACAACTCAAAAAAAATTGAAAGCAAACAAGGACTTTTTATAATTAAAAACAAAGAAAAAAATTACTTATACGAATTTGTAATTAAAGAAATAAAAAAGAATTTTCCTGATGTTAAATGCTACATTAAAAAAATATGTGAGATTGAAAACCAAGAAATTACTCCAGAGTTATTTGAAAACAAAAAAACTTTAATTAAAAATTTAAGCAGTGAAGAAGTTCATAGAGAACTTATACTATTCAAAGTAAATCACGACGATAATTTTCCATTCAATGAGACATTGATTCCTTTGACCAAAAGAAAATTGTTAAACTTTATACAACAATCTAAAATTATAAATAAGGTTAATTTGACAAAAACAATTCAATAAACTATACTATTGATATGAAGAAAAAAGAAATCATTAAAGAGATTAAAAGTATGGTCAAAAAGTATCCCAATGACTTAGATTTAGGAAACCAAGTGAGAACCTTTTTGTTAAACTTAAAAAGTAAAAAGAGTAATGGGATTTAATAAAAGATTTCTTAACAAAGAACAAATTTTAAAAAATCAACATCATATAATTGAGTATCTTCAAGCAGATGCACTTTTTATAACGGATAAGTTTTCTGAAGAAGTTTACAGATTATTCAAGGATGGGGCAAATGAAAAAACAATAATTGAATATATAAATAAAAATAAATGAAAGTAACCTTAGAATATGTATGGTTAGATGGATATACTCCAGAACCAAACCTTAGAAGTAAAGTAAAAGTTGAAGAAATTAATACAAATGTGAATGAGTTCAAATTTCCAGAATGGAGTTTCGATGGGTCATCAACAAATCAAGCAAACACAGAAAATTCAGATAAAATATTAAAACCTGTAAGATATTATACTCAAAAATCTTTTCCTTTAGAAAATAGCAGGGTATATGTTTTATGTGAAGTATTAAATTCAGACGGCACACCCGACGAATCAAACATTAGGTCAAAAGTTGAAAACCAAGAAGATTTGTGGTTTGGTTTTGAACAAGAATATTTTATTAAAAATTCAAAAACAAATAATATCTTAGGCCACGAAACCCCACATTTAGAACCCCAAGGAAAATATTATTGTGGAGTTGGACATAATGTTGTTGGAAGGGGTTTTGCTGAGGAACACATGGCGTTATGTTTAATGTATGGTATGGAAATAACAGGTATTAATGCTGAAGTCGCATTAGGACAATGGGAATACCAAGTTTTTTCTAAAGGAAGTTTGAAGGCTGCCGATGATTTATGGATGACAAGATATTTTTTACATAGACTTTCAGAAAAGTACAACTATGAAATAATTTTACACCCAAAACCAATTAAAGGTGATTGGAATGGTTCAGGGATGCATACCAATTTTTCAAATGAAAGAATGAGAACACTTGGTGGTTATGAATATTTTCAAGCAATTTTCAATACATTTGGTTCAAGACATCATGACCATATTAAAAATTATGGTTCCGAAAATAATTTGAGACTTACAGGAAAACACGAAACACAATCAATTGAAAAATATAGTTATGGTATTGGTGATAGAGGGGCATCAATTAGAATCCCAAAATCAACCGCCGAAAATTGGAAAGGGTATATTGAAGATAGAAGACCGGCATCTAACGCTGATTCATATAAAGTTGTTTTAGAAATTATAAAATCACTTAAAAGTACAGAAACATTAATGGAGATTACCATGAAAATGAATACCAAAATAAACGTAGATGAACTGAGCGGTAAATACGGAACAGTTACAAATGAAGAGTTGTTAAAAGAATACAGAGAAGAGGAATAATGGTTAATGGATGGGCGTTATTAGTGGAGATAGTTTTTGGTTTTTTAGCCCAAATTGGAACATTCTTCCAACTTCAAGGACCTTTTAAATATGAATGGATAAAAAATAATTATTGGTTAACAGTAATGATGGGTATACCAATATCTATGTTATTTATTTATTCTGTAAAAAATATGATAATAGCGTTTAATGGTCAAATGTGGCCTTCAAGGTTGATTGGGTTTAGTGTTGGAGCAGTTGTTTTTACATGGTTAAGTTGGTTAATTTTTAAAGAACCACTAACACTTAAAACCATAGTTTGTTTAATTTTAGCAATAGGAATTTTAATAATACAATTATTTTGGAAATAGAATGGAAAATAAAGAACAGGTAAATCATCCAGAACATTATGGAGGAAAAAATAATGAATACGAAGCAATCAAAGTTATTGATGCTTGGGATTTGGGATTTAGTTTAGGAAATACAGTAAAATATATATCACGTGCAGGAAAAAAAAGAAAAGACAAAGAACTTGAAGACCTCAGAAAAGCCCTTTGGTACCTTCAACACCACATCGAAACGCTTGAAAAAGAAAACAGGTCTTGATAAAGAAATAAATGTTTGGGACGCTCTTACAACACCAAACGAATTATTAAGAGAAACCCTTATAAATTTTATGTGGGGATTTTTAGGTAATTCAATAGTAGTTTTTGCAGCAAAAGAACTGGACTTTATGGTTTTAATTAACTATATTGTTTATTACGTATTGATTTCTTACATTGTTAATAGAAAAAAATATGAAACCATGTTAGGTAAATTTGTTGTCCTACCTGGTTCGGCGGCGGCAGGGGCATTTACAGGATATAAATTAGCACAAATAATAGCGGAATTGGTATGAAAATTAAAAAAAACATAGAAAGAAGATATAGAATTATTGCGGGATGTATAATTTTATTTTGGTTAATGATGACATGGGTTTTAGTTAGTGAAGTAATAAAAATGATATTTTAAAATGATAGAAACA